GTTTGTAGATTGCATCAGCCGCATCATCGACACGGCCAGTTTTTGCTAGACGCTGTTGTGCTCGCATTGCTTCTGTATTGCTTGAAACTCTCCCTGCTGCACCAGGCTTGGCAGGTCTTGGGCCGTTGTTGGTCACAGGCTTGATCTGTCCACGCTTGGACATCATCTGGTCGTAGAGTGCTGCCTTACGCAACATCACCACAGCCCTGTGATCAATCACACTCTTAAGCTCATCAGGTGTAAATCCGACCTTTTGGCCGAATTGAACAAGCATTGCCTTTTCAGCTTGAGCCTTCTTCGCGTCCTTCCATTCTGGAATCGCCGCCACCAAAGCCTCTTGCTCTTGAGCCAACAGCATCTGACGATGCTGAGCTTGTTCCTGCTGGGATAACTGATTGAGCCGCTGCTGTTCGGATTGAATAGCCGCTGCCTTCTCTTGATTCTCCCGCACCAATTCGCGCTGCCTCACCCACTCGATGGGGTCTTCTTGATAGAGACGATCCCAATCGACTTGAGGCTGCGCCGCCTGCTGAACCTGTGCCTGTAGAGCACCTAACAATTGAGCATACTGCTCACGCTCGGCACGCACCTCGTGCAACTCTGCCTCGGTCTGTTTCCGGACCTCCGCAATTTGCTGAGTCTTGCGTGTGTAATCCTGTGTCCTTGAATATCCTTTCTGAAGTTCGTCCAGCGTCACCTCGACTTCTTTACCGTCAACCTTGACGGTGAAGACTTGTGGCTGATCTTCCTCCTCGGAATCTCCCTCTTCATCGGATTGTTCGGAATCAGTTTCATCACTGGATGCGTCTGCATCGTCCAGCAACTCCTCATCTCCCGCCGCGCCCTCTTCGGGCAACTGCGCCTCGCTGCTCTCCTCTTGTCCCTCATCGGGGAGCATCCCAGCAAGTGCATCGGCTGCTTCAGCCATACTCATTGGACCTTGTACAACACTCGCCGCTGGCGTTGGTGCTACTGTTTGCATTGGTCGATTTCCTTATTTAAACAAGATTCTTCTGCGCACGCTCAATGGCGCGTTGCGCCACCTTGCCGTTGTCAATCATTTTGGTCAGTTCGTTTTTGAAGTTCTCAATGGCACGCAATTGCGCCCAGATCACTTCACGCCTTGAAGCCTCATCAGGCTTGCTGCTCTCAAACTCCCAGTGCAAGTCGCCGCGCATCTTCTCCAAGGCCGTGGCGAACACCTCATCTTGCAAGAATTGTTCAGACCGGCGGCCTTTTCTAATCTGTTCTTCGTTCATTGAGCCATTCCACTAAGGTTGATGGGTGGAGGCACATTTGCCGCTGTCTGCACCGCCTGGTTGACGATGGCCGCCTGCTGCTTCATGGCCTCACGATCTAAATTCTGCATTGCCGTGATCTCGGCAGTGCTGATTGCTGTCCCATACTTTAACTCAAGTTCGTATTTCTTGAGCATTAAGTCCTGAGCCAGTTGATCTCTTCGATAATCGTCATCTCTGATCATCTGCTCGCGCTTCAGTTCCAGCTCGGCAGCCTTTTTCTGAATGTCAGCTTGGATCGACTGCGCCTGCACCTGTGCCAGCACCTCTTCGGGGGTTGGCTTTGGCGCGTCAGCCTGTGGCAATTGGAAGTCGGCAGGCAGGGCTTGGAAGTAGCTGGATGCGTCTTTCGTGCCAGACAACTCCACAATCTTCTGGATTGTGCGGATGTACATGGCTGGCGTCACCACAGGGTTGGCAAGGCCAAACTGCTGCATGATCTGCTCTTGCTTGCCAGCGATCATGGTCATGGCTTGGATCTTCTCGTTTGCATCGCCATTGCCCAAACCAATATTGACGTTGACATCCATGCTGGCATCCCAAACGCGAGGATCAATCTGCACCCACTCATTGCGCAAACGCACCATGCGGGGCTTGTCCTGGTGGGTGGTCATCAAATACAAAATACCCTTAAAGAGCTTCTTCATGCCCTCAGCCAAGATCCGAGCTTGCAGCTCAAGCCTTGATTGGCTGGCGCTGACGGTGGCCGCAACTGCTGCCTTGGTGGTTGACTGCAACGCATCAGCGTCCAATCCCATTGCGGCCTTGGACATGCCGGTGCGGTCTTCGCGCATCTGGTCCATGTAGTCCAACATGGAAAAGGCTGGCTGGCCGACAAAGGGTGAGCTGAACGGCTGCACCATGCCTGGTGCACGCATCCGAATGATTGCGCCAGTCTCGTTGTTCAGCACATCATCAATGTTGACCTGCCCCTCGACCACAGCCGTGCGCGGGTGGATAGACTGAGCCAGCGAGTCCAAGGTGTTGCGCATGATCTCTGACTTGATCTCTTGGATGTCATGCGTGATGTCAAAAATCGACATGGCTTCCAGCGGGGAGGTGTGCGGCTCTGGGTCACAAGGGAAGTCCACAAAGGGAATGTAGCTGGCGGGTAAGTTCCGCACCATGGTGTAGCTGGAACCCATGCAACAAATCTTGCGCAGTTCGGGGATGCCGTCACCATCAAAGTCAATCCGCATATACGCCTCAACGTACAAGACACGCTGCTGCATGGGATTCATACTGTCACCGGCGCCCATGGTGGTGGAGAGAGGCTGGCGTGCCAAGTACTCGTCATTGCTGTCCAAGTCGGTGCTGGAGATGTTTTCCTCAATCTCGTCCTGGTCATAGCCCATGCCGATCAGGTCAGAGACAGTCGCCATCTGGCGGTGGGCGATGATGCCGGCATCTTCAAACGATCTTGCCCTGCGGTCCAGAATCAACTCCTCTGGCGGCACGGCCATGATGCGAATGCGGCCATCTCTGGTGTTGCGCTTAATCTCAACGTCATGGATCATCGGCACAGGCATTGGCAGGCCGGTAGTCATGTCCATCTGCGGCATAGCACCAGGCTCTGGATAGCTCACCACAATCTTGACCTCTGCACCCTCTTGCATCAGCACCTGCAATGTCTGGTCATCCAAGCCAGAATATTCCTCAATCTTGACCTCTTCGACCTCTTCCCACCAGTACTTTGCAATACCGCACTTGCGCACCAAGCTGTCCTTGAACAAAGCATAAGTGGTCATGAAACCGTTGTTGTCGGCGGTGAAGACGTAATTGGCGTAATCAGTAGCCTGCTGAGCACCGGCCACATCTTCAGGGCCGCGAGGCATGTATTCAACGACATTCTCGGTGGAGAAAAACACCTTCATGAGACTTGGCAGCATGGCCGAGACAGTGTCCCGCACCTCCATCGCCACGACTTGCGAACGGCCATCTTCCTCGTTTCCAAAGGGGTCGCCGCGATAGTACTCAGTGCCCTTGGCTCGGATGGGGGAGACATCGGAGTCGATGTAGCTGACGGCATCTTCCAACTCGGCAGAGACAATGCCCTGCAACTCGGTGTCGTCCATCGGCTCAATGGCCGCAATGTCAGTGGTGATGTTCATGTCGTTGATCATTTCTTGTTCCTTGCAGATATGGCTTTGGCGGTTTTTCTGGCATCGGCCTTACTTGACACGCCCCACGCCTTCAAACTCAGCAGCAACCGTGTGGGCTTGCCGTCCTTCATTTCGGGGCCAGGCATGTTGCCCATTCTCGCAAGGAATGACGCCCTGCGCGGGTTGTCGCCAGACTTCACAGGCGCTTTGAGATTCATGCCATCAGCCTTGGCGCTGGCGCGTCCCTTCGCATTCAGGCCGCCAGATGCGTTTTTTCCCTCTTTACGCTGCCACGCCGGTGTCTTCATAAGGCACTTTCTTCAAAATCACATACATGGATTCAACTGCGCGAGGCAAACGCATCACCTCATCTTGCGGCAATTTTAGACCCGCACCATACTCGCTGAGACGCATTTCCAAATGAGTCATCTCAAACCGCGAACCCTTCCAGCCCAAATACCACGCCCAGTCGCAGTAATAAATCCAAGACTTCTCGTTAAACGCCCTCACATGTGTCGGGTCTTGCCACGCACCAAGGCTCAACTCATACGGCACATGGATGTGCATCTCGCCGCCATCAGCCAACAGATCCCTGCAATTGGTCATGGCCTGCACCAGGTCGGGTATGTGCTCCAGAACGTCAAACGCCAAGATCTTCTCAAAGCAAAACGGCTTGATGATGACGTCTTGATCGCCGTGCTTGACCACCTCGCCATAGGACAATTTGGAAATATCGACAACCCAGTCGGCTCCAACATCACTGCGGATGTCAGCATTGATGCAGTCAGCCCTGGCGTCCTTGCCAGAGCCGAGATTAAGAACCAAACCAGTCTTTTGCATATTTCGGCCTGTTCTTGCGTATCCACGGCACAGCCTGCTGAGTCAGACGGTTGCCGTCCATGCCAATCGTCTGGCTTCCAACGTGGTGCACATAAGACCGGCTCAAGTAATGATGAAAGCCAGCGGCACGCAGATCCTCGCAGTGCACGTCATCGGAATACCAGTTCAGCGGAGGAAACTTGAAACACTCCCAAGCATCGCGGCCAATCCATGAAAAGATAGGGGATGGGCATTCCAGCGGCATGATTGCGTCTTCATAGGGGTACTTGAAGTAGTACAACTCCTGCCCAAAGGGATTGCTTCGCACATTTTGCACAGGCCGCGCAGCGTCACATCTTGCCGCCACCCAGCCAACAGGCTCACCAGTCTCGGCCTTCAACTGCGCCACATCCTCCAGCAAATGCTTGTAGCTGGTGGGCGTCAACACAATATCGTCATTGGCACAGATCACAGAGTCAAAGCCGTCAGCAAAGGCGCGGTCCATGACGTCGTTGTAATCTTCACCGAAATTGTGCGGTGCACCAAAGATCTTGAGATCAGCGTCATAGCCGCCAATAATGAACTCGGGTCCGCGCAAATAGACAGGCACTTCGGGACAGTACTCGGCAATGCTTGTGAGCATCACCCGCAAACCTTTGCCGTTGACTGTTGAAATGCAAATCGGTGCAATCACTTGGACGACTTCTTTGGCTTCTTGGCCGTCTTGGCCGCCGCCCTGAAGTCAGCAGCACTTGGCGCCGCCTTCGTGCCAGGCTTGTTCATCTTCTCACCAGAGCCAGCCGCGATCCGCGCTCTCTTGGCTTGGATGTTTGAATAAAGTCCAGGCTTACTTTTCACCTTTGACCCCAATCTTGATAGTCAACAAAGACTTAGGCTCTTCATCTTCGCCCTCTTCCTTCACGACCCAAGCCGAGCAGGTACGGCTGGAAGCGCACTTGAAGTCAAAGATCTCGCAATATCCCAAGTCGCCAGCGTCAATCATTGCCCAAGGGTCGCCCTCATCGCCAATGCCCTCAGCAATGCACTCAAGCATCGACTCTTCCTGATTGAACGCCGCGCAGTTCCCGCACAGACTCTGTTTGGCGTCATCCTCAGACACCTGCCACTCTTTCGCCATCTTCATCCAATACTGCTTATTTGGCAGCTTGGGATTCTCAGGACCGTAGTCGGCAGAATCAATCGCCTTGCCGCGATTCTTTAGATTCAACGTGATGTCTTGAGTCGCCATCGGGCAGCTCTCCTCGCCCTCATAGCCGCCCTCGTATCCCTCGTCTTTGTCCATGGCCTGGTCCATGGTGCGCTTTAAAGTAGCCATTAACGCATCCCCTTTGTCTTCATGTTCTTGGCAGTGCGAGCACCACGCATAGGCATCTTGGCCTCAGACATCGCAATGGCGATGGCCTGCTTGGGATTCTTCACAACCTTGCCGCCCTTGCCAGAGTGCAGCTTGCCAGCCTTGTACTCAGACATCACAGAGCCAACCTTCTTTTGTGCCTTTGTCATCTTCATTTGAAACCCCTTAAAGAATTAACGAATTATGCAACCCGAGGCAGGTTTCTGCGCAGAGGCTGATTCCACTTGGTCGAGCCAGCCGAACCATACATCCCAATCACAGCGTCAGAAGCAAACGTCAAACAAAAAGCATCAGCTCTGTCCGGTGACGACATCCCGCGCTTCTTCAGCTCATCCTTGCCCTCAATCTGGATCTTGCCGCTGGACGTGAACGAATACCTCACAGTCGCCAACTCAGCAATCAACGCCTCATCTTTAGGCATCCGGCAGTCCCGCTGCTCCAGCCACGCCTTGGCCTTGTGCCACAGCTCAGCCTTCAGATTCCTATAAGTACCGCCCATGGCAGGGGACTCGGCCACGTTGATGCCTCTCGCCGGTAACCCCAACTCTTTCAACCGATCTACCACGCCAGCGCCAAGTCCAATAGAGTCAACAAGGATTTCTTGGGGGCGCTGTGACGGCACAAGAATCTCAAACTCGGCCACAACTGCACCCGTCAATTGCATTAAATCGAGGTTTTTCCACGTTTTAATGGGTTCCAGCACCGCATTCCCCTGCCTCTTGCACAGAGCAGACCGGTCCGAGCCAAACCGCGCCACATCCAAGCCCCACACCAAAGGTGCGTGCTTACTCGCCTCAACATCCCGCTGTGTCGCCAACTCAAGCAATTCCATCGGGATCACGGTGTCATCGTCACTTCTTGGGAATTCACCCAGGACGCGAATCCTGTAAGCATTTGACTCCTCGCCGTAACGCGCCTTCATCTCCTCAATGTAAGCCTCGCTGACCCTGGGCGAGTCGGCGCAAGACACCTTCATCGTGATCCAGTCAGCCGTCAAACGGTTATGCGTGTCAAAGAAGAAACCGCTGGACCGCACAGGGTTGCCAAGAAGTAGGGTGACGGCGGCGTGTCCAGACATCGAGCCAGCCGCAGCCTCAAATACCTGCTCAGGGATACCGCTGGCCTCGTCAGCCACCAACATCACGTTGTCACTGTGAACCCCCTGCAAGGCTTCAGGCTGCTCGGCTCTGGATGTCCTGGCCGAGATAAACGCCTCGTTGTTGGCGTCCTTCATCTCAATGCGGTCCTGCTTCACCTCCAGCTGGTCAAACAACACAGGTGGCAAGACCTTCACCCAGCGCTTGACTTCAGCAAATAGGGCGTCATACAGCTGGCTGGATGTGGGGGCCGTCACCACAATCTTCACAGGGAAGCGCAGGAATAGATACCAGAGCATTGCCCAGGCGCTGGCCGTTGACTTGCCAACGCCATGGCCTGACCGGACACTGATGCGGCGGTTGCCTGCCGCGATGTGATTCAGGAACTCAATCTGCCAGCCATCAGGCTCAGTGTTCAGCACCTCTCGCACAAAGAGCACAGGGTTATTTTTGTAGAGCTTGACGAATTCGACAAACGGGTTATCGGGTGCTGCGGCCAATTTTTTTTTGGATCGGACGGTGGGCGCTGTGGGGGTGGGGGTAGGGGGGTGGGTCATGGGTTTCGCTGTCTCTTAGGGTGCACCATCAGCCGCCCCCGCCGCGCCGAGCGATGGGGGGGTCGAGCCGACCGCGGCCAGCCAGCGAGTACCTTCGGCGTATGTGGACAACTTCCAGACGCAGAAATGGCGTAAGTCGTTGATTCGATTAGCCTTTGTGGATATGCGTGCATTTGTCGGCTTTACACGATGTCCATTATGTTAACCAAACCGCATGTTGCGCACAGGTTATACATGCGCAACCACGGCAAACGCCAGTTGTCCACAGGCCGCGATGAACATCATGCCTTTTCCCTTGTGGATAAGTCGTCGATGACCTCGACGTGGCGCAGTGCATCGATGCGCAGGTCCTGCATGTTGATCGTCACCTGCGCCTGCTTTTGTAGGCCATAAGTTTTCTGATCCCACCTTTCGGCCAGCCATTGCCGAGTGCGGATGCGCTGGACGTCGCGCTGCGGATTGCTGTCGGCCATGCTGTCCGCGATGTCCATAGTCT